CGGACTCGTTTGGCGCAGGGTCAACGTGATGCGGGCGGACCGGTTGTTGTTGCGCGACCTCGTTGCCTCCCCATCTACGCCGACCAGCAACGAGTAACTGTCTTCGGCGTATTCGATTGCGATGAAATCGGACTCTCCGCCACCCTGGATCGGCACTCCAGCGCAGGTGACGATTACTTCTGCTCCGTTGTAGGTCTCCATTCGGTATCTCCTGGTTTTGCTGGATCCCTTCCTCTATCGACTATCAGCCGGGCAACGAAGTCGTCACGGTCCCACTGATGATCGCCTGTTGTATCGCCCCCGCAAACTGGGCGGCAAAGCTCCAACGCAGGATGCGCGCCTGCTTGTCGGCGTCGGTCACATCGGCGGCCCTGGGCATCGTTACCGTCGGCTCGGGGTCGCCCGTGAAATGATCGGCGTTCACCCCACGCTGTAACCGAGTCCTGGTGAGATTGCCGAACACTCTGATGCCTGCGTCGGTGTACGGGATTTTCTGGTTGCGATTGCTGTAACCGAGAAACAGCGCCTGTAAGTCCTCCGTCAGGCGGAAATACAGCCAATCTCGCGTGCTGAGCTGGTCTATCCAATGACCATCTGCCAGCTTGCCCGGCCAGGTACTTCCCTGTCCGCCCAGCGTGACATAGAAGTTGGCGTTCTTCCCTTCCGCGTAGGTCTGTTGTGTGGTGGTCAAGTCGTCGGGCGCTATTCCTGCCAGCGTCGCATGTGCCCAATAGGTGCTGGTGGTGTCGAGGTCTACCGCCAGCTTTTTCCCCAGCCAGGCCTCGGCGGCAACTTCGGTGTCTTCGCTGTAGTACATTATGCCGGTGCGGAACCTCGCCAAGTCCTGTATTTGACTGGCGATGTCATCGGTTGCGCTGGTCAGTATGTCTGCGTCACTTGACTGCGCCATGAACGCCTTGGTGTGCGATTCGACGTACCGTGACGCCTCCAAGATGTGCCAGTCGTCCCTATCCTCGATTGCGAGCGCCCACCACTCGTCACTTTCACCGGCGATGAGTCCAAGCGCCTCGTAGTACCCCAGATTCGCTGTCTGCTGGGACAAGGTGAGGTAGGAGCTGCTGGGAGATTCGACGGTGATGGTGAAGGGTTCCCCTGCGTTGTCGGCCACGCAGTCGAGATAGTTCCCACCGTCGGTCGCGGTTACGGGCTCCGAGCCCGCATTGATGAGAGCGACAAGCGCATCGACGATATCCGCCGGCAGCTCGCTCCCCGGAGAAGTGTGCTTGAATTCGGTTCCATTGATGGTGACGATATAGTCCCCCGAAGGCGGTGAATCCTCGACTGTGACCCGTTCGTCCTGGGCGACAAAGGTCTCCAGGAGTCCGACCGCAACCTCCGGAAGTCTTGGGGACTGCGAAAACATCGCCTCGGCCGCCAAGTATTCGTAATCGGTGGTTGCGAAACCGTCGTCTGTCAGCTCCGACAGCTCCGAGTAAACCCGGTAGTAGTCGGGCGCCCAAGGGGCATTGTGACCCGCTATCAGCGGCAGGTTGAGACTCGCCTGCTCGATGGCCGGAGAGTCCAGGGAAATCGATATCTGCACGGTGTCATTGATTGGCATCTTCTCGCGCTCCTATTGGTCGGCGGTGACCACTACCTCCACCGCATCGCCCACATCTTGGTTCAGTGCTCCTGTCGCTTCCGCGTGCTCTATTGTGCTGATACCGTTGACAATTGTCTCGGATATCGCAAAATCTACCGCCAGGTCGAGCCCACACCTCTCCTCCCACTCGGTGTCTAACATCGCGCCGAGGTCACCAGCGGATGCAGTACCCACCACGAACCCCTCCGACCTCGCGGACTCCTGCCAGACCGGATTGACTATCGCCGACAACACCTCTTCGGCGTAATCGTAACTTCCCTCGCCGTACAACTGTAGACTCACCGTTGCCCGTCGTTGCCCGGTCACCTCGACCGTCGCACCGCCCCCCAGCTCACCACCAACCGCCACATCATCACCACTCATTCTCACCAGTGACAGGAGAAGTAGCGTTGCGTAAGGTTTCGTCGGCCGCTGTCCGTCTGGTCGAGCGAATATCACGTGCTCGTCGCCGAGATTGGTCACACCTACCACCCAATCTCGCAGACTATCCATGATCGTGTATACGCTCACGCTTCCAGCTCCCGCAACAACCACGCCTTGTAATGCGGTATCACCGACCGTTGCTGCTCGTCTCGCCAGACCTGGTACTGTTGCCCATCGACAACCACCAGGTCCTCCGAACGCAGCTCCCGCTCGGTGTAGATCTTCAGCTCGACCCGCTCCCTCCGCCCTTCGGGCAAGCTCTGAAGCTCCTCGCCGGTTACCGGTTGGACGCTTCCGAGCTGGCTCCAAGTCGTCAACGAGCCCTTGACGTAGGAGCCGTCAACGTAGGTACCAGGTCCGTACCTCTTGACGGTCACCAGCTCTTCGCCCAGGATGCTCACCTCACCACCTCCCAATCGATGGACGCTCGCAGCGCGCCAGTGTCAATGAGCGGAGAGGAAGAGCCCTTCCTGCGCACCGTCGCCTCAGCATTCGGCTGAGCCCAGGTCTTAGCGGACGTGATGCTAAGCACGATATCGTTCCGCATCATCACGCCCATTCTCGGGCCGATGGCGTTCGGCGACATCCTGCCATCGACTATCGCCCGTTGCGCCCTCAACACCTCGGAGTTGTACTTGGCGAGATTGACATCGAACGCCCGACGCATGAAGGCGCGTTCGGGTATCGTTGACGTCCCATACTCGTTGTACGCTGCGTATTCCGCGACTGTCACTCCCTCCGCCACAGGACTGTCACCTTCCAACACACCCGCACGCACCACTTGACCGTTCTGGGCCAGGATATCACGCTTGATGCGTTCCCAACCCTTGTCAATGACCTGTACACCTTTCTGGACCAACATCTCAAAGCCCCGGCACAACGCGGTATCGACGCCAGTGGCTCAAAGCCGCCTCGTGTATCGCCATCGCTCCCGCAGAGTAAGTGCGGGCCAGGTCTCCCGCCCGTTCGGAGGTTACGCCTATCGGTTGCTTCTTCAGCTCCTGCTCCACCCACCGCAGAACACCCAGCTTCACCCCTTCGGGTATCGCTACTTCCACTCCATCACTGTTCAGAAAGGGGTTGTTACAGTAGGCGTCAGCCGCTTCTTTTGCGGCCTGCAACATCACCAATAACACGGGGTCGCTCGGGTCAGTAACCCCAAGATATCCGGTCAGCTCCGCATCCGATATCACCAATCGCTCTTGTACCGCAGTCACATTCACGCCCAACTCTCCCATCTGCTCAAGCCAGACACGATGCGCGACCAATTTCGCCTGATACAGACTGGTGTAAAATTCATCCGGATACCCCTCGACCCAATACCCCTGAGCGGTAAGGTGTATCGGCACGTGCCGCAGTATACTGTCGTCCCCACTGGGATCTATCAGTATGTCCTGCGGCTCGCAACTCGACAGCCCCATCAATCACCAGCTTCCGCGCACTTGTGGTTGCGATACCCTTTCTCTGTCTTGTAGGTCTTGCCACAGTAGCGGCACTTGTGGGTCTCGTTCACCACTTTGCGCTCACGAGGCACCATTACCTTTTGCTCCGGCCCTACCTCCCTGGCGATACCCCGCAATATCAGCTCCCTGGCAGATACGGGTCCAACTTCCAGCACCTTACCGGGCTTGTACTGCCTGTGATGTCGCAATAGCTCGATTCGCTTCACGTTGCACCTCCAAGGGCGGGGGCTGGACTCGAACCAGCGACCCCCGGCTTATGAGCCGGTGAGCTTCCTATCTGCTCCACCCCGCCAGGGCGGGTCCGGCGAGATTTGAACTCCGCGACCGCCTGGTATCCCTGCAGTGACACCAGACAGCTCTTACCACCCTCCTACTGACTTTCCCGTCGGTGATCAACCTAAGGTACTGACCAGATTCCGGCTTCTGAGCGTTACGGACCCGATATGCCCGTCTTTCCGGGCTGTCAGCGCCTGTTCTACATTCCATGGGGGCACAGCGCTTCCCCTCGCGGGTTATCCTGCTCAGGTGGGAGCTGCGTCGAACGTCACCGCAACGAACGAAGCCGGCCGTTCCACGGTCAGCGTCATCCGCTCTTCCATGAGGATCGCCACCATGTTGCGGGTGAAAAAGTCCTCATGTGAATCCGACGTCCGTATGCTCGCCTGCTCTCTGTCCCAGATGCGAGCGCCCAGGTTGAAAGCGCCCACCAGGCACTCTCCGCTGTTGATGGCGGTCGTCACCACCACCGGTGCCCTCCAGACGCGCTGAACGCCTCCCTCAACGACCGACGCCCACAGGTAGTGCAGATCGTCGCCCTTCAGCAGCTCGATGTCCTCCCAGTCGTCGGGATGGACGACCACGCCGGTGACCGGATAATGGGCCAATTGCGCCAGCGTCATCGCCCGCCTTATTGCGTCGAGCTTGGTGTCACCGACGATGCCGGAGGACCAGGAGTAGCTCTGTACGCCGGTATCCACCATGATGCCGTCCAGCTCTGTGGTCCCACCGGCGCCGTACAAGATCTGCCGCTCGCTCGACAGGATGGCGGAGTTCATTAATCGCTGATCGATGTAGCCCCTGAGCGCGGGGGCGTCCATCAACACCTGCCGGCTCGCCGGTATCCAGTGCGCCAGAGTCCGGACGTTGCTCGAGACCAACTCCAGCTCCGCCTCGCTGAGCGGCTTCAGGTAGGTCTCGGCAGTATACACGAACGTGGTGCTCGTAACTGGATCGCCGCTGGTCTTCGCCACTCCCACTGTGGCGGTGAGGGTGAGTTCAAGCGCGTCGAGATCCACGCCGTCGGTGTCGATCACCTTTTCCGTACCGTCGATGTCGATTGTTTGCCCGGGATAGAACCCGCTGGCATTCGCAACCGGGATCACGGTTTCTGCGCCGGTGAGATCGCTTGTCAACGTGGTATACAGCTCGTAGAAGTTAGTTTCACGCACATACTCGATGGTGCCGCTGCTCAACGGCAGACTGGGCAACAGGTCTCGAATACGCGGCATCTCGGTGGGCGGACTGACGATGCCGGGGGCTCGATAGGGGACGATTGCCGCACCGCCGGAGGTCGAGGCGCTTGTCAACGACTTCCGCTCCATCATCGTCTTGCGATGTTTCTCGAGACCGCCTATCTCGACCTTGTGTGAATTGTACCCGCCACGCTCGAGCATCGTCTTGTACTGTGATGATTCTGCGAAGATTTCACCCGGACTCTTCTCCTCACCACCAGGCCCGCCGCCAATACCGCGTCTGCCCATTCGCAGCTCCATCTCTTCCACGCGCTTCTTGGTCTCGGCGATTTCCTTCAGCGCTTCGTCGTATGACTTCACCATTCCGGCGAGTTGCGCCTTTGCTTCCTCGCTGGCCTTCCCGTGCTCCTTCGTCTCGCCCTCCACACGGTCGATTGCGCCTTTCAGGTCCTTCATCGTGGCCCCAAACTTCTCCAACAGGGCCGCTACGTTGGTTCCTTCCATTTCCTCGCTCCTGTCTTAGGGTTGTGCCCTGTCGGGCGTTATCCCGCAATATCGTCGAGCACATTGGCCAATCCGGCCAACAGCAGCTCCTCTCTGTCTTCGGGTGTCTCGGCGGGCTTCACCTCTCCCACCAAGTCCGCCAGGATATCCCGCGCTTTCCTGAGTGCCGCCACCTGGCGACCTTTCAGGAGGACCACCACATCATCAGCGGTCTCGCTGTAGTCGTCGTCCGACTTCTTCCACGGGGGCACAATGCTGTCATCGTCCCACTCGCTCGCCATCTTGCCGTAATACCGCTCGATGACGCTGCGAACCCTGGCCTTATCGGCCTCGGGTATTTCGACGCCGCCCCTCGCCCCCTGTAGCACCGCTGCGACGGCGAATACACCTCGCGGTACCGCTACCAGGTCTCCATCGACCACATCACCTATCTGGAGCTTGTATGAGCCGAACAGCTCCGAATTGTCGCTGTCAAACCACAAGAAAGCCCGTCGATACTTGGTGTTCGGCTCATCCGACGCATCCGCCCAGGTCCGCACCCTCTTCTCCGCTGCCGACTGTTCCCAGGCCTTGGCCCGGTCCGCCAGGGGTAGATTCTGGTACGGCACCACCGTTTTGAGCCCGGTGATTGCCGCACCTACCGCAGCGGGAAAGGTGACCGGCGACAGCTCGAACAGCTCTACCTCTTTGAGACGACGCCCCATCTGGTGGTCGCCCTTCTCTATCCAGTCGGCCTTGACCGAGTCGAAGCCGAACGACATTCGGTCGATCACACCATGGCGTATCAAGCTCAGAACTTTCTTCGCCGGCGGATTGTCTTCGGTCACCAACTCAATGCGGAACCGCAGACCGTCCTTATCTTCCCGCAACTCGAGCACCTTGCCGATGGGCTCATCGGGCTTGTGATTCCACAGCACCTTGATGAGATTATCCGGGAGCTTCTGCTTGAGCGTCCGCTTGAAGGCGCCCCGCTCGATGATGTCGCCCGTCGAATCCTCGACATCGAACACAGCGGCGTAACCCTCGACTATCCCCTTGACTTCGGTGTCATCGTCGGACTTGACCTCTCGCATCTCCACTCGGAAGTCGCGCTTGTATTCGCAGCTCATGTCGTTGTTCTCCGACTTTTATTCGGTTCGGTAAACATCGCCCTAAGCATAGCGCACAGAACGGGCGTGTCAAGATACTGTTTCATAGACGACTACGCAACGACAGTTAGGGTGTATTGGCGGTACCAGTGTTGGGCCTTGGTTCGCAGGTCCTGGAAAGGTGTCATCTAGCGGTATTACGGTCCCACCCTCTTGAGCCTGAGCGAGCTCACCGCCCGGTTGCGGATACCATCCGCCCAACGCACCACACGTCGAGCATACTCGCTCATCTTCCGCCGTTATCCACCGTTTGACCACCTGCTCTCCGGCGTAATATCCCAGGTCTACTGCCTGTTGAACTGTGGCGTATTGCGCCTGAGCGTGAGCGGACACCAACTCTGTCCTCGCTATCATGTCCGCCCGATACCGAGCGAGACTATCCGCTCGCAGAGATACCTGTCGCTCAATTACCGAGGCCGGCAACCCCTCTTCCATGAGCGCTTGTCGGAGTCGCACCAAACTTAGCGCCTGTCGCTCGGTGAGTCCTGCTGTATCCCGCACCAGTCGCGATAATATCCGAGGTGCGACAGGTTCCTCATAGAGGTACTGTCGGAGAATGGCCCGCATGGCGAGGCGCTGTTGACGAGTCATGCTTGCCAACAGCTCGCCGCTACGTGTTGCGGTGAAGGTGTCTAGTTGCTCTCGTACAGAGAGCCAGGTTGAAGAGATTCCACCTCTTTCGAGCGCTCTTGCAGCCACGCCGTATCCGGAGCGCATTGCGTCTTCCATGGCGGGTGAGTAGGTATCGGCGATGAAGTTTTCATTTCTGCGCAACGACCAGGCAATTATTTTCGGCGGGATGCCGTCTGGTGACTGCTCATCGAATACCTGCCCGTCTGGCAGGGATAAGGCGAACAGTACGCCTGCAGTGATGATTGGTACACCTCTATTGAGCGTTGCGGCTTGACTGCGCTCCGACTCACCCTCTAGCGTTATCGGTTGAAAGGGACCTGATAGATCATATGGCGAGGTCGCCGGCCTGGTTTCTCCTGGCGCCGGCAGTTGTACCTTGCTCGGTTGGTCTCGCCCCATCGGATCAGCCATTTCTGCCCCCGTACAATATTCGGCGAAAGCGGTGTTCGCCCCTGGGAGTTCACCTCATAATGTTCGGTCCATATGCGCGAACAATGTTCGGTATCATAGGGCCGAATTCTGTTCGGTTACACCTCACCTGCTTCTGAAGAGCCGTCCAGACTTCCCGCCGGCACCATATTGGCGGGCACGTATCCAGTGTTGCCGCCTGGTATTGCGGGCAACCCCAGCTCGAGGTGCTCGTTGAGCAGGTTGAAGGGGACGCCCATTTTCCACAGTTTTTCGGCGACGTTAACCCGTCGCTCGAAGTAAGCCATCAGCGCCTGGACCTTCGCCAGGTCATACCGCAGACGTAGATCGGCGCCGTACTCTGGTGTGAGGAAGAGGTTGAACCCATCTGCCAAGTCGTCGAGCAGGGGCACGATGGTATCCAGCCAGAAGATGAGGCGGGACTCCTCGATGTTCGCTAGCGTGGCGTGCTCGTAGTCACCGATGAGCGGTGGCGGAACACCACACACCGCGCAGATTTCGACACGGGTAAATTTTCGACCTCCCAGGTAATCCATGTCAATCGGTGTGAGTCCCATCTGTTGCCACTTCGCCTCACCACCGAGCACCCAAGGCGTCCTGGCGTTCTCTGGACCTTGGTGTTGCTCTCGCACCATCGCCTTCAGGTCGTTGTATTGCTCCTGTGTTACCCATGGCGCAAACGTGAATACACCGTCTGCGACGGCGCGATTCTGGAGACTGGAACGATTCCAGGCGATGGCGTCAACGTCGGTGTCCACCGACCGAGCGACTGCTTGGAGAGGAGCCAGTCCCCAATAATCGTCTGCGGGGTTGACGTACTGCCAATGTATAACGTCTTGCGTATCGACGATTTCGCGCACCGTGCCGTCCTCTGTCGTCGCCTTGTATCCCAGCACGAAGGGCTCCCCAGGTCCTCCCATTATCGGACGCATCCGATCTGGTGAGATCGGCCACAGCTCCTTCACCGAGCCGCCCCTGTCATTCACCCTGTTTTTGGTCCAGAGCGCGTTACCCGCGAGTTCCAGGTGCATCACCGCCCGCTCCATCACGTCTTGCAGCGACATGAAGGCGTTCGGGCGTGACAGCAGGTCAAGAAGTGGATGTTTCTCCACTCTAACCCATCCGTTTTGCGCCTGGCGCTCAAGTATCCATGGGACGCTCGCTGCCGCTTTCGCCTTTCTATACACGCAGGCGAATACCCAGGAGCACGCCACCATTCCCTCGCTCACCGCCCTTGACAGCTCCCATGGGCGCCAGACCTCCTGCCTAACTTTCCAGCCCGGCAACAGGTCCTGCGGTCGCACGCTCTTGAAGGCGAGCGGCAAGTATTTCAGCAGGTCTGCTGGACTAGATAACACAAAGTCGGTGGACGGTACCTTTTGCCCCCCAAATAATCTGCGCCAGATGCCCATTCTGTATCTCCTACGCTCGCCCGATGAAGATGCCGGGCTTCGATACCAGATGATTGTATGCCCCCGAGCTGGCGTCGGCTTGGTCCTTTTTCCCCGCCGGAAAGCGCTCCATCTCCTCAAGGTATTCCTGATTCCACCCAGCCGCAAGTAAGTTCACGTTGCCCGCCAACGCCTGGGCGGCTAGGGGTTTCGCGCGCACTACCTTCGAGCCTGTTACGCGATCGCCGAAAAAGGCATACTTCGCCAGTATGTCCCGCCTGTAATGATCGATGACATCCTTCCCGCTGCTGCCCGGCTCCTGCTCCATCACGATATCGTAACCCGCAGCCCCGAGAGTCCTCAGAAGCGGTTGGTCCGCATCAGATGTATTCCGGATGTAACGCTCGTTGCCGGCGGGCTCCTGCCGGGTGCGCTTGACATCGCAAACGTAAGTCACGCCCTGATGTCGACCCATAAGCACGCCGCACGTCCACGCTGGATCTCTCGCTTCTGGAGTCGGCTCTGTCGCGGCGCGGTCCCAATACCGTACCAGGTGCATACCTGCTGGTACCGCCTCGACCACGCCGAACCAATGTTTGCGGAACATTCTGCCCGCCTCATAGCGGGCAAGCCAGTTGCCGTGTAGGTACCGTTGTTGTTCGACCTCATCAAGAGCAGATAGTGTCGCCAGGTATTCCGGATTGAGACGCAGAAGCGCTTTGTTGTCCTGGACCTTCGCCGCAACGAACGTGAAGCTCTTCGGCCTGGCTCCATGGCGTCCCCGCTCCTCCGGTCCATCTACCCACACTGTCTTGTCCTCCTCGCGCAGAAACCACCTTAGTTGACCGCAACGCTCGACAATGGGAAACCCGTCGCCGTCAATCCACCAATCCACCAGGTCCTTAACCCAGGAATCCGCATCCGGATTACAGGTCGCCCTCAAATACGGACGCACACCGCACCTCGAACGCAGGCGGGAAGTCAAATACCAGAATTGCGAGGCGGAAAACTCTGTCAACTCGTCGAAAAATATAAAGTCGAGCTGTGCGCCGTGCCAAGCCCGTTTGTCCTCTTCCAGCAGGAGATGGCTGAACTTGATGACTGCACCGCTCGGAAAATTCCATTGCGTCGTCTGCTCCCGAGGCACCCCACCAAGTCGGCGATAGATACGACTCGATTCGTCCCACAATCCGCCTTCGTTGCGTATACGGGGCATTGATCGGCGGAACCCTACGCAGCGAAACAGAGGTAGGTGGACGTACCTCGTAGATTCCATCAGCAGAGCCCAGGTCTTCCCGCCTCCTGCCGCTCCGCCATACAGCGCCACATCAGCAGGTGACGCCAAGAAGGCTTCTTGCGGACCTGGTTGTGGCCGAATCGGTTCCATCGTCGGTAGGATAGCAGCGATATTTGGTACGGTCTACCCCATACAATTTCCGTACCAATATATTTCTTCATTTCGCCCCGCCACTCCTAAACTTGGTATGGTTTTTGTCTGGCGTTTTGGTATGGTTTTTGTCGTCGCCGGAAACCCACATTATCAGTAGTCTATATGAAATCCTGGCTTTCGCCAGCGGGGCTATGTCCAAACACCTGTGCAGGTGATAGGGGCTCTGATGCGCCGTTTGCCGCCTTTTCTGCGATATTGAAAAAGCGTATACTGGTTCACTTTTTTGTTTGCGCGAGGGCAATAATCCGCTGTCATATCGTGTGTTTTCACTTTGCGTATTCGCCGATTACATCTTCATCGTCAATCGCTACGTCATTACTGACTTTCCCACATCTAACAACGCCACCGCCACGAGATGATACAAAAAGGTTACTTTTCGCTTTCTTTCCAGGTCCAAAAGTATTATATTTGAAACATGAAGAGGGAACACACAACAGGGAGGCGCTAATGAAAGAGGTCATTGACAATCTCACCGAGTATCTGGCGTTCACTGCTCTCGGTAATCTCGGGGCTGCTCGGGTCCTCCGGAAGGAAGCGCTCGAGGCAATCACAAACGTCTTCCCGACCAAGCGGTTCCAGCAGGTAGCCGACGACTTCGCAGAGGCAGCCAAGGATATTCTCAACCAGAGCGATATCGACGAAATCGTTGATGCGCTCACCAACCGAATCTGGAGATGACATGAGGACCTGGCAAGACGTAAGAATCGCCGAATTGATGGTTGCGCTCAAGACTGCCGCCCTTGAGGACGGCGACGGCATCGATGAGATGTCCATCGAAATGACTGGACTGGTGAAGGACATCATATTCGCCGACGAGGCGGACGAGCACGACCAACTCCAAGAATGGATGGCAACCGCTATCAACGCACTATCCGACCTGGAAGACCTGGTAGCTGAGGATAATGAGTTGCGGCCGTTACCGGAGGTCAACGCACTCATCGACACTATCGACCACCGCATCGCAGTCCTGCGGCTGTGGGTCGAAGAAGAGGGTAGATGATGATGCGCGAGATGAAACTGGCGGTGGGGCATCAGAGCCCCATCGACCGCGCGAATGCGATCCGCCGACTGGTAGCACAGCGTCTACCGGTCGGCGACGTCATACTGGCGGACCGAAAGATAAGGACTATTGCCCGCATGAAAGGCAGTCGGAATCGTCTGATTGCCTTGCGGCACCTACTACAGAGGGGGCACTAATGGGACGACCAGACTACCCCGCGACCTGCGGGTTTCTCGGGGCTGAGCTGCGATTTCTTCACCAGGAGGAGCGACGGTTGGCGGCGGCCGCTGAGGCGCTTTACCGGTCCATTGACGGGCTCGTTGACCAGCTCATACCCGAGTATGAGGCAATCAACGGGGCGGCACAACAGCTGGTTGAGAGCCTGCTTGACAACATGGGCAAGATGAGGTCGGCGCTTCACCTGCGGAACTGTCGGATGGACCCAACCTCTGCGCTTTACCGTCCGCCGGTGAAGCCTGGCTTCACTATCAACGAAGGGGAGCTGACATGAAGATTGAGCGCTGTTACAACGTACTAACGCCCGGATTCGGTGTCATCAAAGTGATGGCACCTAATATAATGACGGCGCGCAAAATAGCGCGCCGTTTCGGTGTCCGCAATCCAGGAGC